CACCACGCTCAATGTATTGGTGCTTTAAGTATTCTACTGCTGTCATCTATCCTTCGTTTTGGTTAAATTAATTCTAATTCTTTTATATCATACACATTACCTTCATCTAATGTCGTAATATAACTTTCTGCATCATTTCTATTAAGAAATACCTTACTACTATGAAAGTAATAGCCTGAAAACATTGTACATTCTACTACTAAAGAGCATAAAGGTGTTAATTCTTCATTCATAGGTTATTTGTTTTGGTTAAAGGTTTGGTTGTAGTATTGTTCTGAATTTGTGATATTAGGTCCATCATCAAAACTACCTTGTAGATAAGAATCCATTATCTGCTCTTTTTCTTTTTCAAGTAAATCTTCAGCCATTCTTAATACTAAAGGTGACATAGGATAAGCCTCAATTAATTTAAGCTCATCAATTAATTCTTGCATTGCTGTTTTCATAGGTTATTTGTTTTTGGAATTATGTTTCTAATTTGATTGAATAATTGTTTTTAAATAGCTTGTTTTTAAATAATTAGAATTATATTTCTAATTTTATATTGTTTCGGGTTTGTAATTATCTATGTCAAAAAAGCCGATTTCTGACTTATGTTCTGGTCTTCTTAATCTACGCTTTGCAGGTTCATATCCCTGCTCGTTGCAGTAGGTAAGTATCTCTAAGTAAGTCGCATCGATGTTAGTCATCATTATACTAATCGGTTCACTTGCGTAGTATTTGTCTATGTAATCTTTTGTTGTTTGGGTCATTGTGTTTAATTGTGTAGTCAGTTAAGGCTGCCATTACAAAACCTGTTGCAATTAGCAGAAGGCAGATAGCGTAAATCATTTTGAGTAGATGTCTTGTAATTGTCCAATAAGGTAACAAGCTACTAAAAATACGGCTAAAAGTTGTGCGGTTTCTTTTTTCATTGTATTTAGTTTAGTGGGTTAAATTGTGCGTTGAATAGTCGCACCCCTATTTTATTTTAGATTTGTGTAGTTAAATAATCTCTTCTATTAATTAATTCATTTAACCAGTTGTAATACTCTTCTGTAAATACTTGACCGGCTTTTGTATTTTGAGCAATTACCTTTTGGATTTGAGAAATTTTTATATTTAATTCTCTCCATTCTTCTCTTAATTTGTAGTTACTTTTCATAGTGTTTTTTATTTGTGGTTAATTGATATATCAAATATACAACCTTTTCACATTCCACAATCAAATGAGCAAACTTTTTTTAAAAATTGTTATGAGCGGTAAATATCAAGTATAAGCGGTTATAGAAATGCATACCTACCCGTGCCACGTTTAAGGCTGAAGTTCTGCCAAGCCAAAGCCAAAGCCATTACGGCGTCATCGTGAAAGCCTGAAGGTGCGGAATACTTAACCCCCGTTGCAGTGTAAATATACTCAAACACTTCAAGTTCCTGGCTTATTATCCCCTCAGGGTAGCCAATCTTACCTTGATGTATGGCAGCCTGTAAGCCTTCCATTAGCTGCTGCTTACTTGAACTTGTAAACTTTAAGCCTTGTATCATTACCCCTTCACGTTGTAAGTCTTCAAGTATAGGGTCGCCAACCCCCGTAGAATCGACAAGGATAGGGCATTTTGGCAATCTAAGGATAGTTTGCTTGGTATTGTGCCAATCCATTTGGAAGCGGTCAAAATAAGCCACGTTTCCGTCTTCGTCTAAGCCTACTATTACAGTCCAATCGACCGACTTAGCAAGGTCAATCCCATAAGCTACAATCGGCATTGTTGTTACTGGGTATAAGCACTTACGAATATGTTGGCTACCGAATGGGTTTGCTGCGTTCTCAGCCGGGTTTGCCATATATTCTTGCTCAAACACAACCTCTGGCAGTTGCTTCCTTGCATCGTCTATTTCATTCGGGTCTATGTAAGGGTTATCGTATGTCGTAAACTTAAAGCTTTGCCAATCGGGTTCGGCTTTGCTAAACAAACTAAAGAAGTAGTTTTTACCTTTAGGGGTGCTTAAAAATATAGCTTTACCCTTGTAGTCAGTTAAGGTAGGTCTTATTGAGTTGAGCCACCCATCTTCAAGGTTAGGTATAAAGGAAGCCTCGTCTACTATTACCAAGTTAAACTTGCGCCCTCTCAAGTTGTCTAAGCGTTCCCCTGTAAAGAACTCCACCTTGCCACCATTCGGGAAGCTAATATTTAAGTCCGATTTGTTATTAGGGAACGGAAGGCTATTGCATAACTTCTCAAAGAATACCTTAGCCAATTTATAGGTCGGTGTTATGTAAGCAACCTGACCGCCTTTAATTGCGGTTGTAATACATTTGATCTGGCTTAACTCCGATTTGCCAAACCTTCTACCGCACATAACAACTATGTACCTGGCTTCGCAGTCAAGTATCTTCTTTTGGTTTATATGTCCGTTAGGTAGTTCTATCCGCATTAAAGAATTGTCTTGCCGTCTACAAATACTATCTCTATTCTGTTATCTGTTTGAATATCCATTTGTTCTTTAGGCTTACCATAAACACGGGTAAGTAAAGTTTCTAAAATATAAAGGCTGCCCTTCTCCAAGCTTTTACGCATTGCTGCTGCAATCGTTTTTTCAAGTATCGTTGCCTTCGGGTTATCCCATACTGTTTTAAGTTCCTCTAAGTCCATTGACATCATAGCTTGGATAGTATCGTTTATCTCAGCAAGTTTATATCCTTGCTCTTTGAGTAGGCTTACATACTTCCTGGGTCTACCATTTGGGTTTCCCGATTGTCCTGGTTTAAAAGGTATTAAGTGTTCTTTGCTCATTCTGTTATCCTTCTGTTTTAAACCATTGTAAATAAATTTGATGGGCTATTTGTGCAGTCATAATAGGCGGTACACTCATACCTATTAAATACTTTGGTTTTAATGTCTTAAAATTATAATCTAAAGGGTAAGTTCCAATCTTACATAAATCACTATCAGATAAATAATTAGGTTTGTTATAATGTAAAATAGGGCTACTATCTGATGCTATAATAGTATTACAAACTATATTAGGTGATATTTTAAAAGAACCAAAATAATTTCCTTTAGGATGTACTTTACTTAAAGAGTTACCTTCTGGACAAATATTCCATAAATTTAAAGCTTCTCCTGTAATTAATTTACCTACTGATCCATCTTCTATATATTTATATAGGACCGGCTTTTCATTAAAATCTAATCTTAAAGGTTTAAGGTTTAATTCTTTTTTATGTCCTATAAAAAATACCCTTTCCCTTCTTTGTGGTACTCCCATAGATGCACCATTTAAAAGAAATATTTGTACATTATATCCTGCTTGTTCCATTGTTTGTACAATCTTTTTAGAATATGCTTTTGCATTACCTAAAATAATACCTTTTACATTTTCTAATAAGAATACCTTTGGCTTTAGTTTTATAATTGTATTGCAATATTCAAATACTAAGTCATCTAATGTTTGAAATGCTTGCCCTTCTTTAAATTGTTTTTCTTTACCCCAAGCCTTTTCCCTACTTCCTGCCATTGAAAATGTAGAACAAGGTGGACTTCCGTCTAATAGATCAAGATTATATAATTCTTCAGGTAAATCAATAAGTTTATTAAATTCTCTTATATCTTGATTATATAAATACTTTGGATTGTGATTTGTTTTATATATATCAGCTACTTGTGGGTCAATTTCAACACCGCCTAAATGTGTAAACCCTGCTAACTTATAACCCATTGTTGAGCCACCACCACAAATAAAAGTTCCAAATACTTTTAAGCCATTTGATTTTATACCTTTTGCCGGGTAGCCCTCAGTTAAATTCCATTTATAAGGGAATTTATAATTATTATATTCGTATTTAATCATTGCCTAATAATTTCCAAATTGCTTGTTCTGGTGTAGGTGCTATTTTAGATAAGCTTTCTTTAACTATATAATATTCCTCTTCAGTATATTTTAAATTTATAGTCATTGAGTCGGTAATATCATCTAAAGTTAGTTCTTTATTTTTATCTTCAAAACTTGCATTATCAAAGCCAGGTATATCTAAACCCCAATTTTGTAATTGATCTGCATCCCAATTATTTGCAAGGTCGTTCCAATCCCATTCTCCATAGCCTACGTTATCTTTAACTATAAATTCCTTTTGTTGCTGCTCGGTTAATTCACTTGCTTTGATAATTGGTATCTCTTTAAGTCCTGCTTCCTTACAAGCCTTTAATCTCATATTGCCACCAAGCACAACCATATCGTCATTTACAACAATAGGTCTAAGGTTAAGCATCTGGGGGAACTCGTTAATTGACTTTACTAACTTTGCAAACTTATCATCCTTAATAATTCTAGGATTGTTCGGGTTTGCTTTTACTGTGTTGATTGGTACGTTTTGTATCATAGTATTCCGTTAATTATGTCGTTTGCTTCGTCTATTGCGTCTTCTTGGTCTAAGTAAGTGTCTACGTCTGCTATATGTTTGTTAATTAAGGTTTCTGCCATTGCATAGGTGTAGTGTCCTATTGTGGTCATATCGTCTCCATTAAAGCCTGTCTTGCATACTGCTACGAAGTAAGCTTTGTGAGTTAATATATACCAAATGGCTCTTAACTTTCTCATCTGCCTTGTCCTCTATAAGCTTTTTCTCTGGGCGTGTGTTTGTTAAAGGACTTTTTTGCAGAGCCTCTTTTGCGTTTGCCAAAGCTAACTTTGTTATTGTTCTCTTTAATCTTTGCCATAATTCTTTGCGTGTATGTCTTTTAGAAACTCTTTATATTGTTTTTTGTCTCCGTATTCTATGTGGCACTTCCTACACAATCCCATTAGGTTTTCAATCGTGTCTTTATCTTTGCTGCCACCCATACCCCTCGCCTCAATATGATGTATATCTACTGCTTGTGAGCTACACACTTCGCAAGGAATGAAGTCCGTTTTTTTATACCCCATTCCCTGCAAATATATTTTTGTGTGTTTCTGCATACTTTCCCCATTAAATTTTCCGTTGATTAATAATTAAAAAATTTAAGTATGCAAATTATTTTCCGTCTATTTCTTTTAGTTTATTAATAGCCCATTCAATTCCACTTGTACCGCCCCAAGCATCCCACATCAAACCGCCACAACCTTCGCTATAAGGTACGTCTTTATGTTGCTGATGTCTTTTAAATGAAGCCATACGAGCAATAGTATCTCTACTAATCGGCTCACGATTTGCTAATTGGTTTGCTCTTGCTTTGCCAGTCGCTTCGCCACAATAACCCCACCCGTGTTCCTCTACCCACTTTAAAGCTCTCTTTGCATTGTTAGTTGCTGACTTAGGATAGTCGGTATAGCTTTCGGCAAACTTTCCACCTGCCAGGATAGCTTTCCAAACTTGCATAGCTTTCTCCTCGGTATCGTAAACGCAACCGCCTGAGCCTATTCTATATTTCCCGTTCGAGCATTTTATTACTGGCATAGTTTACTATAAATATACTTTCTGTCTAAATTTATCTCGTCAAAGTTATACTTCTTTTGGCAGAACTCAAATAGCTTTTGTCCGCTTTCCTTTCTCATATCCGCATCACTTACCAAATCTCTTATATGTTTATACCAATCCTTTTGGCTTTTAATGTAATGTACGGGCATATCTAAATAAGGGTTAACGTGGCTAACTATGGCAGGGTTCTTTTTAGAAGCCGTTTCTAATACCTTAAGGTTGGACTTCATAGCGTTAAACTTATTATCTACTAAAGGAATAACTGAAATGTCTGAGTCCGTATAAGCACCCATATATTCCGTTATCTTTGCATAGTTATAGATCGTAGGGTTTAGCTTTAAACCACAAGTGAAGCTATCAATCATTTTATCCCAGATAGCTTTCTCCGCATCATTGTAACCTGCTATTACAGTTCTTATATTCATACCTTGTAGCCTTTTAAAAGGCTGCCTAAGTATTTCTAAGTCCCTTTCGTGCGTTCCGCTACCTGACCAAAACAATCTTACCTTGCAATCTTCGGTCTTGTTATCTTGGAACTGCTCTTGTCCGTAGGGTAAAGCGTTTGGCAATATGTGTACATTTTTATTGTAAGGACTTATCTCTGCTGCTAACCTTTCGTGAGTGCAGGTACATAGGTCTGCTATCTTTAAGTAATCGGTAATTAGTTTAGGTATATTGTTAATCTTATATCTTAAATACAATAAATGGCTTTCGTTTAGTTCCCAGTAATCGTCATTGTCAACTACCAACTTGAAGCCATACTTAGTTCTCCATGTGTCCATTTGCTTTGCATCTATCTCGTTAAGCATTCTATTCATAAGAACAATATCCCAACCCTGCTCAAGTAGTTCGTCATTCAATACATCGGTAATAAGTGCGTACTCTTTTTCTAAGTGTACTATTGGCATCATTATTCTGTGCAGTCCTACACCTGAGTTCGCAGAAGTTATACAAAGTATTCGCATCTTATATTCTTTTGGTTGTGATAGATGTCTTGGTATTTTTCCCAGACGCTTTGCGCCCTTTGTAAACTTTCGTCTTTCATTCGTCTGTACTCCGTTCCGTTGCCGACATCGTGTCCTATGTGTTCCGACCTCATATCTGGCAAATAGTAATTAGTAAAGCCTGATATAGTTGCTCGTTCTCCATAATCTCTGTCTTGCATTCCATAAGGGTCGTACTCAGTATTGTAACCCCCAACTGCATCTATAAGTTCACGAGTAATAAAGTTATCTCCAAAAGGTGTATGTGTTTTATGTACTCCGTCTACTATTGGTGGCAAATCTTCTACACAATGTATTCCAATTATGCCTGTCTTCTCTATTCGTTGTGCAAACAAAACAAACTTTGCTAACCAATCTTGCGGCAATAAAATGTCATTAGCTAATAAACAAACCGCATCATAGTTTTGTGTCATTCGTAAACCTGCATTAAACCCTGCTGCTATGCCTCGTTTTTCTTTTGAATAGTCATAGCCAGTAAACGGGTAATTAAAGTCTTCGTATGTATCGCTTCCGTTATCTATTAAGAAACAATCAGCATTGTAACCTGGATTGTAAAAGTTCTGCTTAATTACACGCTGCGTTAAATCGTGTCTGTTTTGTGCAAGTAATATAATTGCTACATTCATTATCTTATATTTGAGCCGATTTCCCTTGCCGGTACTCCTGCGTATTTAGTATTTGCTTTTGCTTCTCCTTTTACAAACGCACTTGCTCCAATCATACAATTTTCGCCAACGTGCGTAAACTGATGCAATGCTGCGTTAAGTCCTATATTACTTCCTTCATCTATAATACAATGCCCACCTATTTTTGCTCCTGAACATATTGTTACATTGTCAAAGATTGTACTATCGTGTGCTATATAAACGTGCTTCATAATAAAACAATTATTACCTATGTAAGTATCAATCTCAGTTCCTGCATCTATTGTTACAAGTCCTGTAATAATATTGTTATCGCCAATATATACTTTGCCTTTTTCTTTTTGCCAAAACTTTTTATGCTCGGCAGGGTCGCCAATGATACAATAAGCACCAATGTAGTTGCCATCTCCGATAATTACGTTATCTCCAATGATAGCGGTGGGGTGTATAAAGTTTGCCATAGTTAAGTAGTACAAGCGCAGTCATACGCAGGGTTTATGTTTTCTAAATCAAATTCCTTAAACAAATTATTCTGTGCTATGCTTTTAAGTGTTTCTATTGTTACTCCGTTAAGATAAGTATACTTGCTTCTTTTCTCATCTTCTATCCATTCGTCTGCAAGTTCTGGGAACTCCCTTAATATTGCTAAGATAGCGTTTTTACCTTTCATAAAACACAAAGTGCAATTACCTAATATAGAAGGTATTTCCAAATTGTAAGGCTTTTTGCTCCAATACTCATTTACTATTTGCTTAGTAACTTTGCTTTCAAACAAAGGGAACTTATCGTGTACCTTCTTAAATCTTTGGGTACGTCTGCTTATTCGCATTGGTTCGTCATATCTAAAGCCTACCAAGTTTTCAAATTCTCTTACGCCTATGCTTCTTAAATATCTTTTAGCCGTTTTAATCTTTAGTTCTATTGTGCAGAACCTTTTGAACTGATT